TCATTTTCGATTGGTTCATTCATGCTCACTAAATTTAATCGATCATTAATGCGATTGATTTCTTCTTGAAAAACAACCATTGCAGCTTGATTCTGCATCTTTAATTGCTCTTTTTTAAGGTCAACTTCCATTTTGGTGAATTCAATGCGCTCTTTAGATTCAAGCTCGAGGACCTTTGTATTGATTTGGCTGTTTGCCTCCTCAAGTTTTGAGGTCAGCATCTCGATCATTTGATTCATTTGGCCCATTTGCTGTTGAACTTCAGGCGGCAACTGTGGCTTTTGAGTGTTCTTATCTTCAACAAGTTCAGGCGGCATGGTTTTCTTAAGACGTTCAGCAATCTCATCAGCGCCCGGCCAATCCATGTTCTTTACAATTAGATCACCAGCGACTTCACCAAATTTTGGTAAGCTTTGGCTTAGTGAAAGCATTGATTCACGAGCTTCTTGGCGCTTGGTTTCATATGTAGGCCCAGAGGAAACAGTAACGTCATATTTTCCGTGGCCTAATTTATATTCAACAGGTTTTCCATTACGTTCAAATAACTCATTAATGCGGATGATTTCAGGTTCCCCATCCTCTCCAATAATTCGAGCGGCTTGTGGGGCGTCATAAACTTTTGGGATTAGATCAACTAGAATTCTACCTAAATGACGTTGCGATCTACGTAAATTATCAACGTAATGAAAGTTACTTGTCTGTGCTTGGACATTACGCCTTTGAATTGCAATGCCTGAATTTTCATTACTTCGATTACCTAAAGATGCATCATAAACGCCAGTTGTGGCCTTAATGTCATCATTTGAGTGCATACGCGCTTGAGTAATCGCCATAATTGGCGGTTCATATGCTTGTCTTGATGGAGGTCCAACAGGCTGACCGCCGGCTAATGCTTTCATTTTATACTCTAAATAAGCATGATTTCTTTGGTTGGCTGTTTGCCATTTTTCCTCATGACCTTCAAACTGACCTTCGACTCCAATAAATGGAGCTCGTGGCGCAAGAGCTATTGTTTCAGTCTCTGAGGCAGCCCAATAATTGTACATTCTTTGAGGATCTTTTGCATGGCGAACCATGCCCTCTAGAACTCTTTCCCCTTCAATGTCTAACTCATCACCTAGAACTGGGACAATCGGTATCCAAAGCCCTGGCCAATCGGTTTTTTCCAAGATTTCAACGCCATTTATTTTACACCACTTAATATCAGGCAAAATTGTCTTGCGAGTTGAAACAATTTGTATACCTTCTGGTAACGGCATTTGAATCTTATCTTTTTCGTAAGCTTCACCGTTATTGAGTAAAACAATCTCTACTTCCTTAAAGGTTTTGTAGAAATACTCTGCCACTCGACAGCTGTTTTTATTAGCCCAACCTGGGCGCTGATCGCCAATAGAAGTCCACTCATTCATGGATGATAATTTTGAATCTTTATACTGAACTTTGTAGTCATCTTCAGTTAAATCTTCAAAAATAAAGCCCCAATTAGCATCACTGCCATCGGGTTCTTGGTAGCTTGGATCTAGATAAACTGAAAAAGAGTTTTTAATGCGCTTTATGAGAATTTCTTGATTGAAACTCATTGGATTAGCGTAATCAGTTATGACTCTAAAATATCCTAAGCCTTTTGTGGCAGCTCCATCAAATGCCGTATCATATGCAACGTCAGCATTTGAGTTATATTCAATGTGTCTTATAATGCCTTGTAATATCTTGCCAGTTTCAACATCGGCCTTATCGTCAACAGGGTTTACTTTAATTGAAGGCCGATTTTGGCGCTGTTCATTTGTAACTTGTCTGATTGAGGGCAGAATTTTGTTGATTGTTATGCAAGGCCTGTTATCAGCGTCTCGATTGTGCTTGATTCTCTCATCCCACTGATCACCGGCTCTAAATCTTAGATCCTCAAGCGCAAGCGTTCGCATCTCAGTTTCAGATTCAACGGCAAGGTTAAATCTTTCATGAGCGACTTTTAAGATCTCTTCATCGGTACTGTCAGTTTTTTTTGGGTTCACAATCCAATGGTAGAATGCAAAACTATTATAAGAATATTATAACTTTATTATAATTATCCCATCCATCCTAGGCCTTCCGAACCGGATAAGCGTTGATTAACTTGAACCTTTTTTTCAGCTGGCTTTGTGATTGCGATTTCAATCCCTGACATAACACCATAACGAGTTGTATCCATTAAATGGTCATTAACCTTTACGATATGTCCTTTTTCATCTCGACGATAAAGCCTAAACTCAGCTATCCAATTTGTAAGGCTCTTAAAAACCTTAAGTCTGCCTGATGAAAGCCTTTGCCATACTTCATAAATGCCGCTTTCAACTCCATTAAATGCAACGTCTAAATCAAGCCCAAGGTCTATATAATCTTGCATTAACTGTTGGCCATCTTTTTGTGCCCTACCTCTGGCAGCCGGGTCAATAACGCCTTTAATCCATTTACCCCTGGCTTGGATTGCCTGAGCATGAATTGATGGCTCAGCTTGTCCACGATAATGCTCACTATAAAGATAAACCGTGTCTGTATCTCGATTTAATGCAAGCCAAACGCACGCGGTTCTATTCCAACCAACATCTAGCGCATAAGCCCTTGGCCAATGGTCAGGTATTTGAAAGTCATCTACCATTATGTCAGATTCTGGCACTGGATAAATTGCGCCTGATCCAAGTTGTGGAACACCCTTTGACCTTGCATCTCGCTGAAATGGAGGTATTGAAGCCCAAAGTTTTTCTTTTACTTCAGCGGTTAAATGTGGAACATCATCCCACGTTGCCATGACAACAAATTTTGTGCCCTCATGCCGCTCTTTTATCTCCCCTCCTGGTAAGAATTCCATGACAACTTCACTCATGCCTGAAAGTGGAGTAAAGGTTAGCATCACAATGCCTTCACCTAGACCAAGGCCAGTTGTGTCCATTGTACGGAGCAAGCATTCAGTATAGACGTCTAAGGGAGGCTCTTCATCAAGCCAAATAACGTCTTTTTTTGTACCTTGAAATGACTTTCGCTTTTGATCATAAGACTTAAATTGAATTGTCGATATGCCACCTGATTTATGCTTTACGTTTAAAGTGTCAACCGCATCAGGTACGCCTTGTTTTGTCGTGTGATCAACAATTAAGTCCTTTGGAATAAGTCCAGTCCCAAAACTATTTGGTGATCCCATAAGTTTTTCTTGAATAATATCTCGAACTGTTTTACCTGTATCCCCTGCAGCCCACGCATCAATTGGTTTTGTGAAGCGCTTACCTTCCCACCAGGTAGGATAAAGACCAGTCAGATGATAGGTTATTTCACACCCACCCATTGACTCAGTTTTTCCGATCCTGTTCGCGGCGAGGGCAAGACGCTCAGTGAATTTACTCCCAGCCCTAAAAAACTCTAAATGTTTTTGGTAAAGCTCACGCCTTAGTGGGCCTGAATCTGGAAAATATTGAAAAAGCTTATTAGTTTTAATTCGGCGAGATTTCTCTTCAAGGAGCTTTATGTATTCAATCTTTTTCTCTGGAGTCATTTGCCCTTAATCTCTTCTTCAAGCTCCTTGATTCGGGCATCAAGGTCTTCATTTGATTTTAGAGTTATTGTCTTATCGTCCTCGCCTGGTTGTTTTTCACGCCAGCGCTTTGGTTGACGGTTTTTAAGCCAAAAAATCATGGCAGTTGGATCAGGAGGGTACTGTTTTATGGTCTCATGGGTTATGATTTCACCCATATTTTGAAACACTTTTTGCTCTGGATGCGAGTAACCAACAGCTCTTGAAAACAGCGAAGCCTCTACTAAATCATCAGCAATTTGCTTTGCTTCTTTTATGGCCCACAGTAAATCTGGATGCTTTCCTTGCCAATTCTCGATAGTCCGAACATGCACGCCTATAATATCGGCGATTTGTTCGTTAGTTTTTCCTTTTTCAGCAAGGTCAATGATTTTTTCTTTTATAGCATCATTAAACCTGCTTGGTCTGCCTTGTTTTGCCATGACATAACTCTACACATAAGATCACTTATAATTATATTATAAGTTTCCTATCCTTTTATATTTATTGCAAATTGTCCTATAGTTTGTAAGATCAAGGCATGAAAATAGAAAACTTTACTATTCCAAAAAAAGACAAGCGTCCTGGTAACAATGACAGGTATGCCTTTCCTTGTAGTGAGGAAATGAAGAAATCTTTGCGAAAAATCAATGATACAACTGATTATGACGTGAATAATGCTCTAAGAGAGTTTGCTCAAATACTTATCTCTCGCGTGTCAAATCCTAATGATCAAGGCGCGGCATCCTAAATATCTTGACTTAAGCCTTCAATAGCCTTGCAATGAAGTCACCCTTGTTCCCTAAAAAAAGCACTCTGTAAAAGGAGTGCTTTCCCTAATTCAATTTTTTTATATGGTTCATTACATCTTGCAAACTTGTCGCAACAAATCCTAAGCCGCCACGAGTGTTAATCTCGCTTAAGAACTTAAGCTGCTCTTCTGACGCCTTCCCGGCCTGTTGTTTTCCCTTAATATAAGGCTTTTTCACTTCAATGGCCAAAAACCTTCCGTCAGGCAAGATCCCAAGTAAGTCCGAAACACCAGTAATTGAGTAGTGCGATCGCTTTGTTACTTTTACGTATTGGGATGTTGGGAAGATGTAGATTTCATTGGCCTGAAGAAATTCTACAATTTCCTTTTGTAGTTCTGATTCGGTCATATGAGGCCCCAATTTGGAAAACCAGGGCAGATCTTGCCCCGTTGCAAATTTGAATGGACGATTATACAATTGGTTTTTCAAGCTCAATATTTGTAGCTACTTTAATCCCAAGCTTATCTTTTTCAGCATCATCTTTGGCTTTCTTTTCAGCCTCAGCTAGTCTTTTCTTTAGAGTCTCTTCAAACTCTTGACGTAGTCTGTCTTCAATCTCTTTTTTAATCTTATCGGCCTTTTCTTTTTCAATTCTCTCCCAGTCCTGTTCAGATTTTCCGGCTCTGACTTTCTGGTGAATATCATCGACAAATTGCTCAAGTTTTAGGCCAGTTAGAGGCTCTTTTAGAAATGTGTTGAAATCATGAAAGTCTGTGTCTTTATCCACTTCATCCGTGGCATAACCTCGAACAGTGATTTCATACACCGTATCGACAATGACAGTTTTTTTAGACCACCATGGACTTCTAGGGATGTCTTTTGACATTTGAGATATGACATAGGTCCAGTTTGGATTAAGGCGTAAAATCTTTTGCTGAAGCTTAAAAGCTGCCATTCTTGATCCTTTCGGTTAGGTTTTTATTCCAAAACGTAAAAATAGTGTGACCTAAAGGTTAAAAAGTATCTAGTCCAAATTTACTTGGTAACGCAAAAATCAAAAAATGATGTTGGAAGCTCAGGGATTTCACTGGCTATTTTTGCTTCAATAAACTCTCTAAATTGTAAATGATATTTTGCTAAAAGCTCTGTTCTTGATTTGACATTAAATTTGGCGTAGATACGTGTTAAGTGAAATTTAACTGTTTTAATACTAATTCTAAGCTTACTTGCCACGACTTCATTGGTATAACCACAAATAATCTCATCAAAAACTCGTTTTTCACCCGGTGTTAGGGTTTCAATCATTTAAGCCTCCATGCTTTTAAATTGAAACACTAAAATATCAGCCACACAACTAGAAGTAATGCTATAAAGATTAATATTTCTTGAGTCATTCTAGAGGCCTCGATTTTGCATTCTCGATAAACACTTCCATATCTTGCAAGACTGAATTAGTGAGCTTTAATGCGGCCTGGCCAGCATTATTGGTGTGAGTTTCATGCTTTGACAACTCCAAATAGATGACCTCAAATATTTTTGCCTTTGCTTGGCGCAATTCACGTGCTTCATTCTCGGACATTTTATGTTCAATTGCTGGCTGGTTCATTGAGAAATGCTCGCTATAGAATTACTAATAATGGCTAAAATTATTATACACCCAGCAAAATGCCAAAAATCTTGGAAAACAAAGTTTAAAATTTCAATCATAAAAACCCCTACTTTTTGCTACTATTTTCGATCATTTTCGATAATTTTATAATATTCATCCCTCAAACTAGTGTGCGAAAACATATCCATGCCCTGACTA